TAAACTTTAGTGCAAATAATGGTGTAGGTACAGTTGTTTGGAATACCACTAATTTTCCATTATCGAATGTTGTTCTTAACCAACAGGATATATTGTCTTTAGTTTGCATTGCAACAACAAGCACATTGACACATATCTTTACAGTATCGTTGTCGTAACTTCGGTAAAGACGCAAGTAGTTAATTATTTTTAAAGGAGGAATTATATTGTTAGCTAGTGATGTTTCTATTCAAGATATTAAAAATATAATTGTAGCTACTAACGTAGAGGACGCTTTACAAGAGATTGATACGCAGTTGGCTGAAAGTGCGACAAAAACCGAACTTGCCTTGAAGCAAGACAAGACTTATAAATTGATTCAATCTGATCTATCCGAAACGCTACAAGCACAAATGATAACTAATTCATTGGCTTTAAATACTGTACCTGCGGATGGAAGCGTAACTATTCAAAAGGTAAGTGGGGTAGTCTCAGTTCCAAATAAAAACCTTTTTGATAAAGTTGGCATGGTTCAAGCGACAAGCATTGATAGCAATGGCGTAATAGGTACTAATGCAGGTTGGATAGGGGCAAAGATACCTGTAAGTCCTAGCGAGGTTTATTCTTTTCGTCACTTGGATGATGCTTATCTGACTACACTAGTGGGTAAACTTGCTTACTTAGATAGTAATTCTGCTATATTATCGACTATAGACATGAGCACGTTAGCAAGTGCTACAGTTGGGACAGGAAAGCAACTAACAACACCAAGTAATACGGCTTATATTTTTATGAACTCTAAGGTTTTAACACATGATTATGTGGATACCTTACAGCTAGAATTGGGAAGTAGTGTTACTGCCTATGAAGCATATAATCTAGCTTTAACTAAAATAGTGGGGGCTTATATAGCTGACGGAACAGCAAGGGCAAGTGTAGCTAGTTTAACAGTGGCTCAGCAAACAATTAGCACAGACCTATATACAGCGTTGAATGATAATAAAAACTATGCTCTAAATACAATTGATACCCTTGACTGGTACCAAACAGCGTCACCGCTATTTGCCGAAGTATGTACTAATGCTTATTTGTTAGGATTAGGTATAGCAAAATGGATTCATTTCGACGTAGGAGAAGCTTTAAGTACTGATAGAAGAGATGTCTTTTACAAACAGAAATATTCTACAGTAATTAAAGGGAAATACTTTCAGACTGTTTTCTATATAAATACGGTGGCAGGTGTTCTACCTAGTGAATTTGTTTTAAATACAGTATTTGCTTCCGTTAATGGTAGTGATTTCACATCTATTACACCAACAGAGACAACGGTTACCCCTGTAGATGGTCAAACAAAGCTATGGAAAGTTAGAAAATCAGGACTTATTCCAACAACCGCAGAGTTCACACAAATCTGGATAGGATCAAGCTTAAACACGGTTACAGGATCAACGCCAGATTTAAACGTTGCAGGGTTCTATGCAAAGGTAGATACAGTTAATATGCTAGGAATTGACGCATTTCCAACACTTGTTCCACAGATGCCACGGGTGATACAAAATACGGGTGATATTGTCAGTTTATCAGCACGATTAACAGCCATCGAGAAAACATATATTCCTAAAAATATAGTATTTATGGGTGATTCCATAACCGCAGATCCTACATGGTGGACAGTAAATCTATTGGCACGAATGTCCTTTGCTAATTTCTTGAACGTAGCAAGAAGCGGAGCAACTTGGTCACACCTTGCCGGAACAGTCTATGATATTACTTCAACCGGAGGAAGCACAACAAGTGATAACGTGATCTGGAATCAGGTAAATAAATTAATTGATAAAGTAACAAACCTATTAACCCCTATTCCTCATGTTGTGATTATTCTAGCAGGGACTAATGACTTTAGCAGACCTATAGGAGTAGCGACAACAGCCTTTGCAGGAGCTTCACCAATTACCGGTCTTGCGCCTGGCTCGTTCTTAGATGTGGCAACAGCCATAAGATATTCCTGTGAATTATTATTGAATACCTATCCAGATGTACAAATTATTCTAACTACCCCAATACAAAGAGGTCTAGATGATAACTCAGTAATCTTTAGCCTAGGACAAGTGATAAAAGATTGTGGCGGTAATCTATCAACACAAGTTATTGACCAAGGTAAAGAATGTGGAATCTATGGCAAATATGATGTAGGCGCAACAGTTAAATATCTAACAGATGACTTGCACCCTAACGCGGCAGGAAGAGAAAAGATTGGCGCTTACATGGCTAGTAAGTTAAAGAATGTTATAACGCAGTAGACAGGTTATACGCAGTAAAGAGAGTAAATAATTAAAAGCCTTTCAGCTTGGTTTGGCACCATAGAAATATGGTGTCTTTTTAATTCAAAAACAATAGTTTCAACAACTAATAAATAAAAATAGGGATAGCTTTACTTGCCTTAGCTATCCCTCAATCGCTACTCCCAGTAAGAGTAAGCGATTACCTCATTATACATGATGAAAGGGGAATAGGCAATGACAGAGAAAGGTGGCATAACAATTGTGTTAGATTCAGATGAAATTAAAGAGGTGCTTTCAGGGCACACAAGAATCCTGAACGAGCATGATGATAAAATTCATTTATTGGAAGTTAAATCAAACGTGTACGAAACTCGTTTTGATACAGTGGATAAAAGTCTTCTGAGAATCGAAAATGCTCAGACCACTAGTTCAACTTTGCTTTTGAATACATTAGCGACAATAAGTTTGAATCAAAGTTCAGCTAATCAGAATTTAGCATTGGTCGATAAACAGGGAACAACTCAGATCACAAAAATTAAATCTTACAATATGACAAGAGTGATTTTGAAGGTTTTAGGTATAATATCTGCCATTGCACTAGCCTATTTGAGTGGTAAGGGATTCCAAGTCAACATGTAATCAAAATAACAACAATTCAATGGAGATGAAGATAAATGTCTTATCCAATTAGTGAACAATTAATTAAATACAATAGATCACATCAAGCCCTAAATCCTGTTGGTTATGTCATTCACAGCACAGATAATGCCAAGGATACTGCACAAGGGGAACATGATTATTTCAACAGCGGAGACCGTCAAGCCTCCGTTCACTACTTTGTTGGTACTCAAATTATTCGTTGTATTCCAGAAAATGAAGTAGCATGGGGCTGTGGTTCAACTGGTAATCATAAATATCTACAAGCCGAAATGTGTGAGGGTGAACCCTTTCAAGAAGTATGGAATCGTACAGTTTGGTTAGTTTCTGATGCTTGTGTTAGATATGGTTGGTCTACTGGTCCTAATGTATTTAGTCATAGGGGTATTAGTGCATTGTATAAAGAGACTAATCACACAGACCCTATTCAATACTTAGCTAATCATGGTAAGACATGGGATCAATTATTGTCTGCAATTGATGCTATGATTATTACTTTAAAAACTCCTGTAGTCGTTCCTAAGCCTGTTGTAGCTCCTCCTAAAGCAATCATGTATAGAATCATTTTAGATGGTAAGCAGGTCATGGCAGTAGCTTCTCAAGACAATGCAATTGCAGTAGTTAAAGGTGCTGTAGATTCAGGTAAAGCGACTAAGGGAATTGTGCAAAGGAATACAGACTCAGTTAATGTTTTTGAATATGTAAAACCTATTGTGGTTGTAGTTCCAGTTATTATTCCTGTGACAGTTCCTATAGTAGATAGTGTTGTTGTTGATCTACTTAATCAAGCAATTAAAATTCTGAATAATGGAGGCAAATAATATGATTAATCAAAAACTCAAATCTCGTAAATTAATTGCATTTGTTGGAATGGTTGTTTTAGTCATTCTGAACTACGTATTTGTATTAGGTTTACCAGTTGATGCAGTTATGTCCTTAGTGGCTTTAACTGCGAGTTATATTTTAGGTCAGGGTATGGTTGATTCTAAGCAACCTGTATTACCTGTAGAAAATATTTCATCTGCTTTAACTGATATATTTAAAACTGAACTTTCTAAAATACCTGCTACAAAAAGTTTACCATTGGATGAAATTGCGAATATTTTTAAAGGTATTTTAGCTACAGAATTATCAAAAATTAACACATTCACGATAGCTCCAACAGCTATAGCACCTGTATTACCTGTTTCAGATGTTGTAACCCCATCTGTAACCCCAGTTGATCCTCAAGCAACTGCTCAATGTTAATATAATAATTTTAAGCTCTGCCAGAAATGGTGGAGCTATTTTTTATGTTCAAAGACAAACAGAAATAATAGGGAGAGAAAACAGAATGCAAAATACAGAAGGTTATGGAATAGTCTATAAGATTAGAAATAAAGTTGATAATAAAATTTACTTTGGCGTTACTACTCAAAAAGGTGGCTTTGACAGAAGATATACGAATAATATAGAAAAATGTACCCGTAATAAACACTTGAAAAATTCCATTCAAAAATATGGTATTGATAATTTTGAGATAGATAAAGAGTTTGATGTAGCTTATTCAAAAGAAGAACTAGATAAATTAGAAGACATGTATATTAAATTATATGATACAACCAATCCTAATTATGGGTACAACAAAATGTATGGTGGATCTAATGGAAAAGCATCAGAAGAAACTAAAATGAAAATTGGTTTAGCAAGAAAAGGTAACCATCATTCAGAAGAAACTAAAATGAAACTGAGTGATACAAAAACAGGAGAGAAAAATCCTAATTATGGTAAACATCATTCAGAAAAAACTAAACTTAAAATGCATGAAGCACATAAAGGTGAAAAGAATTGGAATTATGGTAATAAAATGTCAGAAGAACAAAAACTTAAAATTAGCAAAGCACAACGAAAATTAAATAATATACAAGCACTAGAAATTAGAGAAAAACATTTGACAGGTAAATATAAACAGTTTGAATTAGCAATAGAATATTCTGTATCAAGGTCAACTATTAGGAGTGTTATTAATTTTAAAGGTACATATAAAGTGGCATAAATCATATCTGCATAAAACAGGTATGATTTATTAATTTACTTTCCCTTCAAGTGGGAAATATTTCCGAGAATAGTACAAACCTAGATAAACATAAATTTATAATAAAGAGGAGTATGAGCATATGCATGGAAGATTAATTGAAGGCGAACATGTTGCAGAAAGTGTTGCACTGTGCTATAAATATATTATGGAAATGTATTTGAAAGAAAAGGCTGTGGAAGAAATTGAAGAACCTTCTAGTGATAGGAATTTATGCGAGGGTTAGTACCGAAGAACAAGCTAAAAAAGGGTACAGTCTAGAGCATCAAATAGAAAAATGCAAAGAGCATGCATATAAAGACAACCCAGATACAGATATTAAATTTTTACTTTATGTGGATGATGGATACTCAGGTGAATATATGGAACGTCCTAACTTAACTAAATTAAGGGAGGACGTTTCTTCGCGTCTAATTAATGAAGTTTATTGTTACGACCCAGACAGATTATCTAGAAACCTTATGCATCAGCTATTAATAGATGAAGCTATTGCGAAAAATAGTCGTTTGATATTTGTAAATGGAGAATATGAAAAGACTCCAGAAGGAATATTATTCTTCCAATTAAGAGGTGCAATTGCTCAGTTCGAAAAAGCTAAGATCAATGAAAGAATGTCCAATGGACGCAAATCAAAAGCTAAGAGGGGCAAGGTAGTAAAGGATTATAAGGTCTATGGCTATAACTACAATAAAGACTTAGGTAAGATGGAAATCAATGAAGCAGAAGCAACAATTGTAAAATTCATATTTGATGCTTTCATTGGAAAGATTTCTGATTTCAAAGGTATTAATGGCATAGCAGCTTACCTAACTGAAAAAGAGATACCTACTAAAAAAGGTGTGGGTATTTGGCATAGGCAGGTAGTAAGGCAGATTATAATGAACAGATCATATATTGGTGAGTTCTATCAGAATAAATGGAACACAGAAGGGTCATTAGGAAACCAGTACAAAACAAAAAAAGAGGATAAAATTCAACCAACAGAAAGACCAAAAGAAGAGTGGATTCTCGTTCCTTGCCCTGTAATAATTGAACTTGCACAATTTGACCATGCTCAAAAACTACTTCAAGTAGCAAGGCAAAGATGGTCTGGTTTTAGTAAGCATGATTATCTATTAAGTGGATTACTGCGTTGTGAAACATGCGGAAATACAATGACAGGTAGACAACAAACAAATTGGGGTAAGAAAGTCTATGAATATACTGATATTAAAAATACCTCAGGATTTAAAAACAAAGGGTGCGGTAGACATATAAAATGTGAAAAGTTAGATGAGTATGTATGGGATATAGTATATGGATATCTAATGAAGTCTAAAGAAAGCCCTGCTACTGAAACAGAATTAAACGCTCCTTCGTTTGAAATTAATGAAAAAATAAGACTTAATAAATCACTAACAGAAATAGAGCTAGGAAGAAAGCAATTTATTAAAGCTATTGTCTCAGGTAAATTGAGTGGGTTAAGTGAAAGTGAACAAAATGAAGCACTCGTGGAATCTCAAAAGAAGATAGAAAAAATCAAGTTACAACTAGAAGATCAAGATTTAGCTATCAAACAAAGAGAACTACAAAAAGGTAAAGTGAATTTATTTCAAGAATCAATAGAGGGTTTCTTTAATGAAGGAACTAAAGAGATAAGTCCTGAAAACAAGAAGAAGCTAATTAGGCTAATTGTTAGAGAAATACATCTAGTAGGAGACGATAATTCAGTTGAAATATACCTTTTTTAACATGCACCCCTTCTGACATTGAGAACGAGATATAGAAGTCAAGAGTGGTGCTATAAATCTAGAATTTAGACAATAAAATTTAGTATATTCACTTTTTTTCAATGACAGAACACATTATTGTTGGCATCCCAAGACCTTCTTTGGGATTGCTCACGTTGCCATATATTTTGACTGTGTCTCCATTCTTCAAATCAAGCGTTTGTGTTCCATTAATTATATAAAACATTTCTCCGCCTTGGGTTATTAAAAAGTTTGGTATTCCAGCATCATAAGTATTGACAACAGTTGAAACTTTGCCTTCAAAGAAGACCGGTTTTGCTTTAACCTGATCATAGTGTCCATTAATTTCGATGAAGTCTGCCTTAGTTGCTTTTGCTTTTAGGTCGATGATTGCTTTTTGTCCATCTTCTACCTGTTTAGCTTTCGCTTGATCTGCCACAGAAACAGTTGGTGCTGGAGTATTGCCGACTGGAGCGGTACCACAACCAATTAATGAAACTATAACTCCAACAGATAATAAATACATAATTTTTTTCATTTCAAATCTTCCTCCTCAATGTACGCAATAACAAATAATCAATATCATCTTGTAAGTTTTTAGTTTTAAAAATCAACTCTTCAATTTGTTGATGCTGTTGATCAGAAAGAGTTTTTATGTCTACAAATCTCAGATCGTGTTGTGTTAATTTTTCTTTTATATCCTCAAAGTTTTCCAATACTAATTTCTGAAATTCATTATTCTCCATCACTTGACCTCTTTGGTAGTTCTGAAATCATGTAGCACGGTTATTTGTTCACCAAATTTATTCATACGATCACTTAGCCTATCTACTTTTGTACTTAGTCCATCCACTTTCCCACTTAACTTCTGCATC